CTGTTACAGACCATTTAACTTTTTTAGGTCCAGTCTTTTTAGCTGCTTCTTTTTTTGAAATTCTTTTTGCTACCTTCTTAGGTCTGCACGCAGGATATGGTCTACCCTTATCTTTCTTTCCGGAACGACCACACTTCTTTCCAGTCTTAACATCTCTCCAATCTTCTTTGAACCACTTGCGTAGTCCACCTTCGTACGCCATTAATATTTTCCGCCACGCTTCTTGTAAGTTTTAACAAGCCAAGCGTTTGCATATGCACTAGGATAAACTTTAAACTTTCTTTTAGCTTCAGCTTTTACTCTTGCATACAATGCTTTATTTTTTGGTTTTGGTGATGCCATTATATTATATACCTCGTATCTACGTTAATTTCTCTTGCCCAATCTGTTCTTTCAGGTGCTTCTCCTACACAACCATATCTAAATGCATCAGCTCCGTGTGATGCCCAGTTATGATGTGGTTTATTTTTAAACACCTGGTTCTTATCATCAAAAACTTTTTTATATTGTTTTAATGATTCGATACCCATTTTACATCTTATTCTATCAAACCAGCAGTTAGGCAAAGTATTTCTTACTGATTCAATTCCGTGATCTACTTCTAGCTTTGGAGCTACTTCAAAGTTTAACCCAAGCTCTGATGCAACCTCTAATCTTGATTTACCAGTACCAAGTTCTCTAGTTGTAATATCATGTGGAGCTATATGAGCTTTATAGTTATATGGTTTTTTATTTAGTTCACCAACATAGTATGCAAGTGATTCACCATTTGTTTCTAAATAATCTATAAGTCTTACTTCGTTATTAACTCTTTGTGCAAACCATATTGCTGTAGAATCACCAATACCTAAATCCCACCATGTTTCTACACCTATAGTTGGATCGTATGGTATATCTCCTATGCGTTTATCACCTTCAGCTTTTTCCATCAAAGCTCCGTAATAACTACCTTGTACCGCAGCATTGAACGAACATTCATATTCCTGTTGGTACTGCGAATCTGGCATTGTTCTTTTAGCATCTTCTAGTTCCCATTCAGGAATTACTTCAGTATCAGATGCTCTGTACATACATCCAAACCATTCTTTGCTATCAGTTCTTTTTGAGAAATCAAATACTTCCCAAAACTGATTATGACCCATAGGAGTTCCTATGAAAATAACATAGCCAAGTTTGTCTGATACAGCAGGTCTAATAATCTCTGTCCATGTCCTAGGAGACATGAGTGCGTACTCATCGAGAACAACTCCATCAAACCCAAGTCCACGAAGTGCATCTGGGTTGTCAGCTCCGAATATTTGTAATCTACTACCATTCCAAAGATCTATCTTTAATTCTGTTTCGTTTCTACCTCCACCTAATTTCATAAGTGGTTCGGTATATTCTTTTAGATAGTCGTAAGCTACAGCTTTTCCTTGTCTATAGGTAGGAGCAATATATGCCAATCTGGCTCCAGGTGTTTCAACAGCTGTTGTTATTATTTTCCAAATTGCTAGGCAAGTCTTTCCAAACCTACGATGACAAACAATAACATTAAATCTTTTTAATTTTTTAAAAACCTCCCATTGATATTTACGAGGTTTAAACGGTATGGTTAATTGATCTTCTATTCCTTTTCTGGACTTTGGCATAAATTAATTTTTACTGGTTTGTTTTCATCTCCTGATACTTTTAGTTCTTTTGAAGCCAATCTAGGATGAAGGTAAGGTGCAGCTTTCTCTGCTGCCCACATCTTACGTTCTGGAGATGTTGCTGGATTGTTCAATACATTAATCATATAATCTAATGGTGTTCTACTTATGGACTCTAAATGTTCTTCTAATCTCTTTCCTTTAGTACCAGCTACGACTCCTCTTGGTCTTCCTGCACCTGGTCTTTTACCACCTCTCATTATACCTTAATTCCTCTTTTTAATAATTCAGATTTAATTTTATTTTCTTCTGCTTTACCTGATTCTTTTCCAAGACCATATAATGCAGCAGCTCCTAAACCATACAAAGCTCCTTTTGGAGTAACTCTTAATAGGGTTTTTTTCATTAAACCTTTCTTTTTCTTTTTGGTTTTCTTTTCTTCAGCCATTATTTTCTCCTTGCTTTTTGTGTATTTTTAAATCTTGCTAGATCAAGTCTTTCTTTTCTAGTCAATGCTTTAAGTTCTTTTACCTTACCTTTAACATCGATATTCATAAAACCAGTTGGTTTCTTTTCACCAAAAAACTCAGCTCTAGCATCAGGCTGTGGTCTAGGCACTTCTTTTTTTGGTATGGTATCTTTTTTTAATTTTTTTGGTTTAGCAGTTACATAAGCTAACATCTTATCTTCATCTTCAGTAAAAAGCTTTTGTTTGGTTTTTTTCTTTGGAGTTGTATGATATTTACTCGCAAACCTGCTAATTCTAACCATTACCTCAATAAACCAGGCATAACTGCATCTCTAGCTGTAGGTGGTGCAGTTCTTCTTGGCTGTTGCATTCTTTGTTGCATTTGTGGTGTAGCACTACCCATTGGTCCTGGCACATTCTGCGGAACAGATACAGGAGCAGCAGGAGTAGTCATTTGCTGTTTTGCAATCACAATCTTTCCAAGTGTCTGTAATTCATTAGGTGATAATGCAGATATTTCTTCTGCAAGATCTACTAAACTTCTTTGTTTTGCCATTATAATAGTCCTTTTTTATTATTTATTACTAATTTTACAGGTGGTTCTGGTTCGAATACGACTTCTACTTCAGGTTTCTTATACCTGATCGGTGCTTTTTCCTTTGTGTTAGTCAATGACTTAACAAGCTGGTCAATAACATCTTTGTCAGATTTAGTCATCATCACCCATGAATAGAGAAGCACCAAGAGCTGTATATCCTACAGGTGCTTTTACTTTTCTACGAATTACATTAGCTTTACCTGAACCTTTTAAGCCCATAGCTGTTCTAACTTTGTTCTCTGATGCCTTAATTTTAGCATATGTAGGTGTAGCTTTAGCTTTTTTGACCTTTTTTTTGCCCTTTACTATAGCTCTACCTGCTTTAAACATTAATCCTGGTATCATTTCTTTTTACCTTTCTTTTTTTTCATACCTTTTGCCTTCATAATCTTCTCTTGAAGTGCTTTTGGTAGTGTTTTTTGTTTTTTAGTAAGCATTCTTCTTACCTTTTTTCATTTTCTTCTTATTTTTCTTCTTCATCGGTCTACCTTTTTTAGATCCGTATGTTCCTGGTCCCATTGGTGCCATATTAGCCTCCTATTATTGCTATTATTATAATTAAAACCCCTATAGCTACTGCTATCTGGTGTTTCTTGGACAGTGAAGTCCATTTTCCGTACATTGATTGTCCGAAATCTTTCAGTTTTTGCATACTATTCTCCTTTGAGGGTACTTGACCCTTCAATATAATTAAAATACTCATCCTCGTTGAAGTTTGAGCCTTTAAAGACCAACTCTATTTGAGGGTTTGGCTCTATCTTATGCCCACTCATCTTTGAGTAAGCTTGTGCTTGGGTAATACCAAAGTTATCTTCTCCAAATATTACGTTACCTACTAAAGGCATATGCTGTTCCTCCTATGATTAGTGTTCATTTAAACCCCCCTTCTTATTATGCTGCGCTGCAAGCGCAGACTTGACGGCATAGCCGACTTAAAACCCCTGAGTTTGAATTTATGCTTTGTAATTGTTGCATAAGTTGATTCCTAATGCACAGTTTTCTTCTTGCATTCAGCAGCTTTATCAGCATTTGCAAAGCATAAATGCTTCAGTCTATTGGCATTACAAGACTTCATATCTTTCTATATGTTGAAGTGATGTAATGCTATTGGTGAAGTCTAGTTCTATTCAGGTTCCTAACGCCAACAGATGCCAATCATATTCACAAATGCATGGCTGTCAACTTGCTTTATGGCTCCGACTCGGCTTCATTGCATCAGGCTTTCAGCCTGTGCATAACAACAGCATAGCTGTTGAGCCTCCTACCATAATGCATTGACATCCTAGCTTTGCGAATAATGAGGCATACTGTATGTCATTTGAACTAACAAACGAAAGGATTTTATTATGACTTATGTACTATCAATTTGCATCTTTGCGATAATCGTACTGATGTTTACTACCATGCTATATCTCGCCCACGAACTTGATAAGGAAAGGGATAGGGTAAGGGAACTTATGAATCTAATAGAAAAAAGGAGTAAATTATGAACAAATTAGATCTTGATTATAAAAACGCAATGATTATTGAACTATATCCTGTCGAGGATTCAATGAACACTATGGTTAGGTGTCTTGATGCTAGACAGAAAGATCGTAATCTAAATACCTATGATATCAGAAACTCAAAAGCTGCTGAGATTCATGCTTGTATCATGATGACCATTCAGCTTGATCGAAGTATCAATGATACTCGCAACATGGTTGATGATATCAGAGAAGTCAGAGAAGATGATACTGATGGTATCTACGGACTCGATGACAATCGACCAAAGCAATCTGATGTTGAAGAACTACAGCAACAACGAGATTGGTATGAGCAACAAGCTCTTGGTTTGATGTCTCTGTTGTGGGTTAACTTTGGTGTAACTCACACACAATGTCTTCTGTATATCAGTCCTCAATCTAAGTATGGTAGGTCTGCTAAACAAATGAAGATCATGAAACAGTCCATGACTCAAGAATACTTCAAGTTTTTTGAGATGGCTCATGACAATATGCCAAAAGAACTTGATGGTTATCGTAATACATTTCAGGAAGAAAGACAGGCTTATGGTTATCATGTCACTGGTAATGTTGAGAAACTTGCCAATGCAGCTAAACCTGTTGAACAAGCTGATCTATTTACGAAAGTTGCCTACGAGAAAATGGATCAAGCTCGGTCTACTCTGGACAATATTGAGAAAGAGTTGGACAAAGGATCTATTGTAGCGAAAGAAAAAGTATACCAAAATGGTAAAGCCTTCGTGGTAAAACAGTAACTACAATAAGCCAGTCAGGGCTTCGGCTCTGGCTGGTAACTTTTTTTTTGTAATCTAAATCTTATCCATAGAGTGAAAGGAGGATAAATGTACAGAATAATGAGAGCTATGAGTAGTTTTTTGCTGATTGATCGAATGGTCAAGAAAGCAAAAGCACTAGCTGATGGGGAACCATCTCTTGATGAAGCACTAGAGCAGTATGCTAAAGCGCAGGACAAGATAACAAAGCTAGAACAAGTGATAGCTATGAAGCACAAGAAGCTTCAAGATATCGTAAACCGTGTAAAATAAGGAGGTTAGTATGCCAATAGACACGAGTAAACAAGCTAGTATGTACCTCAAAGGGTATGTACAAAACATCTGGAAAAGAGATGCCAATGGGGAAGCAGTAGTACCGTATGAGAAAACTGGTCAACAGTTCAAAGTCATACAGACTATAAACTTCACCAAGGTAATGCCAGGTGAATCAATTACTTTGGAAAGCATGGAGTCGTTTGTTGCTGATCCAAGTGTTGATATCAGTATTGTTGAAGCACCACGCCCAAGCAATAAGTAGCTAAGTTGGGGAGGGTACTGGAAATAAACGAAGGTTAAACTTCCCTCCCCCCTACAATTATGTTAATATTTTCAAGGAGGTAGCACATGGAAATAAACAAAATTACTAAGGTTATTGACAAAGTTCACGATGGTGAAATGTCAAAAGAACAAGGCTTTAACCGTATCGAACAAATAATTGTAAAGTATTGGAT